GTGAAGCTGCAGGCGAGCTCGGTGGAGAAGCTGAAGGTGTTGGTGACGTTGGTGGTGAAGCCGGTGGAGAAACTGCTGGTGAAGCAGGTGGGGAAGCTGAAGGTGTTGGTGAAGCTGCTGGTGAAGCGGGTGGGGAAGCTGAAGGTGTTGGTGATGTTGGAGGAGTAGCAGGAGGTGTAGCTGATGGAGTAGGTGAGGCTACTGGAGTAGCTGACGGAGAAGGTGTAGCCGATGGCGACGGTGTAGCTGACGGTGAAGGTGTAGCTGAAGGTGAAGGTGTAGCACTCGCTGAGGGAGTAGCAGAAGGAGAAGGTGTGGCGCTCGCCGAAGGAGTAGATGAGGGGGAAGGTGTAACCGAAGCACTAGGTGTAAGTGAAACGCTAGGTGTAGAGGATGTTCCTACAGACGGTGTAACGGATACAGTTACGGATGGTGTTATACTTATACTAGGCGTAATTGAAACAGAGGGTGTGATTGAAACTGAAGGTGTGACTGATACTGATGGAGTAGGTGAAACGGAAGGCGTCACGCTAGGAGTGACGGGAACGGAACATTCAGGGAAAGGATTAATAGGACTGAGTACAACGCGTCGCAGTTGTTCAAATCTACGCGAAACATCACATAAATATTCATCAGTTATTCCACATGAAAGTGTATAAAACGGGCATCCGACAAATACTTCCCAATCAGCTGCTGAAGTTGGAGCATATACAGTAACCTTAAGACGGGATGTATCAGTATCTTTATAAATAGAGCTTGTTGCCGTAGTTAAAGAACTATTGACATAGGGATATCCATCAGGAGCGAGGCTGATCGGAGGATAACTTGTATATTTTAGAGAATTTTCTAGTCCAGTATTAAAGCTACTTCTTAGTGCACCACCATAATTCCAAGTTTCGTCACCAACAAACCCTGTATCTAAGCGTATAATATCATCATAAGTATATACAAAGCGATATGGGCTTACTGGTGTACTCCACTTCAAATCAATATCTCCAATATAAGCAGACATTCCATATAAAATAGAATTTACAAAGATACCTGGATAAGTCGAACCGAGAGTTGTTAAATCACATGTATTGTCCGGACACCCTATATTTGGCTCCATACCTAAAAACGGTAATGTAGGTCTATCTTCAAAATCCGGTGTTCCTTGAGGAACCTCCCCGGTAGTCGTATTATTAACTGCGAAAGCTGTTAACGGGTTAAAGGTAAACTCACTTTCATCTGTTTCAATACTATTACCTTCAACGTGAAAGCCAGTTGTTACAATAATACCGTTTGTATTAGGGCTAGAAAGTGGTTTAACAAACGAAACACCAGGTCTATATCGAGAGCCTGGGTATACATCAATGCCAGTTAGTTCCTGTGTAAGTATTTGAGTATAGAATGTATCAGTTTCATTCTTATAATCAACAGCAACTCTACGACCATAGTTTCCAAGACGTGCTCTTATTGTTTTCTTACCTGGACTAACTAAATCAAAGGCACTAATTGCTTGTGTTGTAATTATATTAAAGTTCTTATCTCTTAACGTAATACTATTAGGTTCATATGATACCCCTGTACGAGTAGGTCCATCAGTATACGTGAGTTCTGATGCAAAAACACCAAGACTATCAAATCCGATACCTAATATCGGCTTATTAAGAGGTTGTGAAGAAAGTGAGGCGGATAGTAAAGTATTACCAGTAAATCCAAGATCAGGGCCAACACCACCACCACTCAGAGGAAAGCTTGCATCTTGCAAAAACATGCAATATCCAAATTGATCTCCAACAGTATGTGCACTTAACTCATAAGTAAATGACCATGTAATATCATACTGAGGTGACATGCCTTCCTCAAACACCTGCACAGCTACAGCAGATAGAGGTAGATCTGTTGGATAATCCATACAGATATTTAATCTGATAATCTAATATTCAAGTCAGATAAAATACAATTTACATGCCCCATTCAAATTTAACAAGTCCGTCAGCAGTATCATTTGATACCTCAGCATGTCCACCTCCACCAGCACCTGCAACCGAATCAGCGCCCCAGAAAGAAGCGGTACTACCAACTTCTTCGTTTCCGCTACCGTCAGTATCCCAACCACCACGACCACCTTCAATAACATGACCACCGAGAATGTAAGCTGACTCACCTCCTGCAAGACCTGTACCATTTGTTGAAAGATTACCGGTATTAGTAGTACCATCTGGTACTAACCCACTAGTTTGAAATTCAGCACCAACTGATCTTGCAAGTTCTGTGCCACCAACAGAAATATAAGAAGCTTCGCCATCTGTATTACTTGTTGTAATACCAGGAGCAACAAAGTATTTAACGTCAGTACCGATAGGAGCTGAAAGAACTCCTGTAACTGTAGCAGCAGCACCACCTGTACGTGTACCACCTTTAGCACCAGACCCTGTAATCCAGAATTTTGTATATGTTGCTTTTGTCGTAAATGTTGATAGCACAGCAGTAGTTGTGTCAAACACTGCAACTCCAGGTACTGGTGTAGAGATAACAACATTATTTGCAAAAGGATCAAAAGACGCACCTTCTGTTACTGCTGTACCATTTGTTGATGCTTTTAAGTTACCACTAAGAGTAAAAGCTGGTGTAGCAACATTATCAGGTAAAGCTTTAATAAAGAATGTTACAGCTTTAGCACTTAAACCGGTAGTAGTGCTGGTATTCAAGGGGTGTTCAGTACTACCAGATGGGTTTGAGTTAACTCCATATAAAACCGAGTTTTCGTAATCAGGTAAATTCATAGTTACATCATTACCACCATATTGTGAGCCAATAACAGCAGATAAATCACGAAAGAAAGCACCTGCTACCGATTGACCGTTGCAAAGCAAGTATCCCGACGGTACACTCGACCCCGAAGCAACAGGTATAATAGTTCCAACTGGAATAACAGATGAAGAGTTAAAATATACTGTAGCATTTGCTTCAGGAGTAGTCCATCGAAGATTACCATTAGCATCTGAACGTAAAAATACATTAGCACCACCTAGACCGCCAACAGGAAATTGATAATCAACGTTGTTGATGTTAATATTCTGTGGTAATTTAAGGTGTGAAACTGAATGAGCAGAAACTCTATCTGTTTTAATTTGCGTGCTACTTAACGAAATTTTGGTACTACTGAGATCAATTGAATTACCTAAAGCATTAACGGAGACGTTAGCTCCTGAAATAGTTCCAACAGATATAGTACCATTGCTATCATTAATATCGATAGTAGTGTCTCCAGCTTCTAAAAAACGACCAGCAGATAGCCATTCTGTCTCTGTACGGACGTAAAAAATATTGCTTGTAGATTCAAATGCATAATCTCCGTTGATAGCATCTGTAATAGTAGCAACATCAGTAACTGATCCTTTCCATTTATTACCTACTACTATACCACCTGCAGTTTGACCATCTCCAACAAAAAGACGTTTACCATCAGTAGTGTATCCTAGCTCACCTTCCGATAGGGTAACATTAACGCGATCTCCATTGTCACCACGACGAACGAGTAATTTGAGAAGTGTATTTTCGAGAATTTCGATTTTTTTAGCCATTTTATTAAATTAAGTTGGTATTTTAAATACTGGAATTGCAAAGTCTCCAAGAATGCCTGAGGCAATTTGAACAAAGCCTGCAGATGATAAAGATATAGTAACTGCTGATGATCGATCGCTATTAGCAGAGAGAACATTTACAACAGTTTCACCACTGGCTCCGGGATTTGATTCATCTAATGAACCGAAGAAGAGTTGACTAGTTCCGGAAGTGGATGCACCTGAAAGATTCTGCTCAATTGCAGTTGTTGTTGAGGTAACCCTACCAGTACTATCATAAACAGCTGAGTTGAACGGTTTAATAGTAGCACCTCCAATATTTTCAAGGCGTATAGTAGATCCACTCTTTTCAAGACCATTACCAAGGGCAGATTTCTGAATAGCTCCAGCATCAACTGTATTTGCTGGAGCATTTCTTAACTCTAATTTAGTGCCTGTATAAGTAAACGAATCAGTAGTATAAACACCAAGGGGATCTCCACCACCACCACTTAATCCATTACCTACATTACTAGTACTAATGGTACCACCAATAACACTTAGTTGACCTGTATTAGAATTAACAGTCATAGTAGAACCATCAACATTTGCTGAAAGTCCGGAAGAAGTATATAATAACCCACCATTTTCACGAACGACGTTACTACTTAATTGTGCAATACCGATACCGTTATCAACTATATGTAGTTGATTACTTGCGTTATATTCAATAGTTGATGTATCCGTTTGTGAACCAATAAATGCCCATGATGATAAATTATCTGCATATGTACCAGAGAGTTGGTATAGTAAATTATTATCATATACTAAATCCCCATTGATTACATAATCGAGATCTGTTCTACTACCTGCAGTTACTGGTGCATGTGCGACATTACCCACATTAACACCACCAATTGTAAATCCATCTCCTACCCAAACTCGCTTTGCATCAGTTGTATAACCAAGCTCACCTTGCTCAAGAGTAATAGCCTGCCTCTGAGTATCAGTACCTCTTCTTAATTTTAATTTTACTATTTCAATATCTGGCATTGTTTTAAATTGTTATATTATTTTTTAATATCCATAAGCCTGCCAAGACCCTTGTATAGTCCCACGAGCTCTATCAGTAGTGTCATAAACCATTCTAAAATTCGTGCTTGTTATCTCTTTAGCATGAGTCATATAGTTGGGGTTACTATCAGTAGCATTTATCATTCCTGTCACTAAATTTAAACAACCATTAGGAAACGGTATAGGAAATGTAACTAATATAGCAGTTGCATTAGTATTATCAGTACCTGCTGCTGTAGTTCCCCATTGCAATATCAAACCGCTTGGCAATTTTTGATATCCATTTTCAGTAAGCTGTGCAGTACTTGCCCCAAACTGATCATCGACATATTTCTTGTCAATAAGATGTTTATCAGCTGTACCTTGTACATCTAAAGTAACTTTACGGTTCGTATCAACTGTAAGCGCTGTTGTAACTACTCCACCAGTATTGCGACGAAGATATAATGAATTACTTGAATCTTCAAAATACCAATGATTTTGACTTTCATCTCCAACTATTACTTTATCCGCTGCAAAATTACCATCTATACTAATACCTTGACCAGCTCTACCAATCTTCAATGAAGTCTTATTACCAAAGCCATCATATACATCCTGTAGCCCTGAAGCTGGGATAGCTTCACCTTTAGCGTGAAGCACACCGACATATGTCTCTGAGATGTTGGTGTTAGTTAGTGATTCACTTGCCATATATATATTTATGGGAGTGGCAGTATTAGGCAATTAAATTTCTATAATACCTCCTACAGTATATGAGCGTTGTACAGAAGAATCAATATCTGGTTGGACAAAATTAATTAATTTAGACTGTAGCTCATAAATTAACTTAAAGCATCTATTTAAAACACCATTTAAATTTTCTTCATTACCATGAATATAAAAATTTTCAATTTCCTGTGTTATAAATTTATCAAACTCCACGTTATAGTTGTAATCTGCAAGCTCTAAAATGTCATTATTGTAGGATCCGGAAAATCTTCCAATAATATTATTTTTAAGAGTTAAGATATCATCGATTAGTTTACGAATTTCAAGATTAATTGTTGATTGTTGAATAAAACTATCAGGGTTTAATGAGAATCCTTCACTACCGTAGTTGGTATAGTTTACATCTTTTAATACTCTTTGATATGACGCGGTTATTGGCTCGTCGAAGAAGTATAGACGACCATCAGTCAACATATATGTCTTATCAAAACTACTTGTAGATTGGAAAATAGAGTAACTATTAATTGTAGAGTCCAACAACCCAGTAACTTGCTCAGCTGCTGCTGCTTCTCCAAACTTAGTGCCTAAGTTCCAAATAAACTGAGCTTGCGAAAAATTAATATCGCTAAAATTCCAACGATTATTAATAGTTATAGGCTCATTTACAACATCTTGGGTGGCAAGGTTTAAAAGATACAACCGCTCGGCACGATACTTGCCGATTACTTTAGTGGGTCTGGTTTTAAACTTTTTATATACGGTTTTATTTGTAGCAAAATACCAATAGTTACTATCAGTACCAGAAAATGAAATATCTACTATATATTCGTCAAGGTCTAGCTTATCATCTAAAATAATCTCTTCTTTAAACCTAAAGTTATCACCACTGTATCGATATAAATAAGCTATTCTATTATTAATATTGTTAGTAACTACGTCCTTATGAGTTAAGATATATAACGATCCGAAATCTGGATCAAAGCCCATAGCGCCAAATGTCTCTGTATTAAAGTTAATGGATGTAATGCGAGTAATATAGTTAAACTTCTCATCAAAAAGCTTAACTACCTTATTACCAGAATCAAATACAGCTACTGTATCAGGTCTTACTGCTAATTTAGTTGGTCTTACAAATTTAGTTTGACGTCTTGAATCCCCGAATCCTCCTACAAGTTCAATATAATTACGCTTGTTTCTAAGAGAACTATCGTTGTTAACATAGCCAGCTATATCATAACGAAGTACGGTATTATTACCAGTATCAGAAAGATATAAATATTTATCAGTTGATGCAATTCCACCTAGCTCTTTAAACGTTAAATTATTTTCTTCTGTTGTCTCGTAGCCAGTAGTATCTTCTATGATAGTTAAATCAGTATTGGAACCAGTAAGACATATAAGGTCTGATGATGTACAAACAAATAACGAAAATCTATCATCATGCTCTAAATTAGGTTGAGCAGTTGCACCTACAATATATCCAAATGCACTCAAATGGTGACTATTTTCAAATTTAATATTGCTAACAAATTGTGGGGTAGTTGCATCTGATGTTCTAATTTCAAACGCTGTTAAAGTATTAGAGGAAAGAGAGGCATATCTTAAAGAATCTGTATATGGTAGTTTATTAGAACTTATAAACAATTCAGAATAAACGAAAGTATTGTTTTCCCTTAAATTTTGCAGTTTATATCTAAAAAGTTCATAAGTAAAATTATCATTAAGAGCAAATAGACAATCGTCAAGCTGATTAGGTAATGTAATGTTAATATCGCTAATAACTCGATCTTTAAAATCTATAGAGAAAAATAAATCCGTTTCATAGGTATTTTTAGAGGTGAGACTCTTACCAGTTGATACTTCTCTTGCACTTCCAATGTTTCCAGTTTCTACAAAACCGTGAAAATCTGACCCGGTTAGAGTAAACATTTCCCCGGACGTATAAACTTTTTTATATGTTAAATAATCTCTCATTCTAATAGTCTCTAAATACAATATCGTTAATTGTCACACCTGTAGGTATAAAATTTCCTGCTTCGGCTAAAATGGACGCCTTTATCTGCTCTCGTATAGGTTGGTCAGTAATATTGAGATTTTTTACAACAATATCAATAGTATTTGAAGAATTATTTCTATTAAACTTAAAGAACTGCTGTATCTCAGTTTTTGAAGTTCTTTGACCAGCAGGTATAGATAACACCAAATCATCAATACGCTTTTCTAATAGATATAAAGCATATACCAATTCAGTACTAATAGCTTCATTATAAACATACGGATTTCTTATAGTAAGATCTTTAGTATAATAGTAACCTGGTTGTTTAAGGTAAGTTGAGAGATCCATATTACTTTGGAAGCCTGTAGATCCAATAAAAAATTCATCGCTAAATATATCCTGTATCATATATTTACCCGGCGCAAAATTTTGATTATCGTATAATTCTGCATTAATATATAACGTTGAATTACCTTGTACTGTATCTAACCTATATGTAAAATTATAGAACCCTGGCTCAAAGTTGTTAGGATCAAAAGAAATAGTTTTAGTAAGGATATCTTCATTGTCTAAATAGTTCTTCAACGTTAATTTAAAGTCAATTGAAGAAGAATCGTACAAATGATTAAGTACATTATAATTGGTTAGCTTAGAGTTAGGTGTATTGTGACCGAATGAGGCTCCAGATAGTGCAACAGCTGTGTTATTTAAATTCTTGTACATATACAAGCTATTTTCATTATCTTTTGCTAGTAAAATGGGATACTGATAGTTTACACCATTTACATATTCATTTACCCAATCTATCGATATAAACTCACCACCTGAAAGTCCTACTGATAGCTCTGTATCAGGTTCTGTATCTGAACCAGGGCTGTCAAGACTACCAATTGACCCAGATAACTCAAAAATACCACTTGTATTGAATACAAAATATTCAGTAGGTTTTAAAATATAAACTTTATTTTGAGCAACTAAAAAGTCTTTAATATTAGACTTAAGAAAAGCTTCTGGAGCCCCATCTAAATTATGTTTTACAATAAAGTCACTAACTTGATAGAATACAGTGGAATCGTTTTCCCAGTTATTGTTAGCACCAGGTAATTTGTAGGTATCATCGTTATACTCTAAAACATTATCGTATAAACAGAACTGTTTTTCATATACATCAAATTCAGCTGATGATAAGGTTGATACAGAAAATGTATTGGTATTAATTCTACGAACTACTTGATCACTAGAGATGAAGTCGATATGATCATGCATTTGATAGTAGCCGATATATGATAAAATATCACTACCACAGTCTAGCTTAATTTTATTACCTTGTGTGTTAACTTTATAAAATAGGTTTCCAGAAGTAGTAACAATATAATCATCTAAAGCACTTCTTTTAAATACCTGTTTGATTTTAGTTTTAAACTCAACTTTATTTCTCAACTCAAAATCAGTATTGTAGATATATAGCGTCTGATCACTTACCACGTGAATAAATGGTGTAACAGTCTGATCTTGGAAAATACCAAATCCTTTATTAGTATTGTTACCTAATAATTGAAATCCATACTTATTAGTAGGATCTAAATACATATCAAAATTTAAGGTAAAGTTTTTAGTCTCATCAATCTTCTCTGAAACATTGAGCACACTATATCTATCACCATCAAAAGTAAGTTCTCTAGCATCAACATCCACACAGAAGTTCTCCGTCTCCCCTCTCACTATTTTCGAGGTGGTAAAGGTATCAAAAGACGAAATTAGCGGAGATGAACTATCAACAATCTTTTTTATATCAGCATTACCAATACGGTGATATTTAATTGCAATATTAGGTTCAATTGCTGCATCACTTAGTTTATCAAAGAATTTTTCTCGATTGAGTATAGCATCAGAAGCATTTAAAGTTAATGTATCCACGCTATCATAAAAGGATGGTGCATAAGTAGGGGTAGCAGACAATGCTGCTCCTTTAGAAATTTTATCTGGATAGTAGTACCTATCTACCCATACACCTGCGTCACCTAACCCCCCACCAGATAACCAAGTGCAGAGATACCTACCATTATCATATTGGGTAGTGTTCTGCCTCTTTATAGAAATTTTATCAGCTAAAACAGGAGTAGGCCCAGCAAAAGCACCATTATTAACGAAAGTGGTGTCGTTAATGTTGAGCTTATCATATGGGTAAATTGAAGAGGGAGCAATGAAATAAGTATCACTGCCATTTTCCACATACACATCTTTGTCATAAAAATTATAATTTAAACTAATCTTATCTAAACCTTTCTCCTGATCGTTGCCCGAATTTAAATTATAATATTCACGTGGATCTCGTCCTAATCCAATCGAGCTATCAACCATATTTGAGCCACGCTTAATATAGTTAAATTCTGATCTATTTGTATCTAGTGAAAAATAGTTTAGTGGTAGTGACTCTGCTGAAACAGTATTGTAGGCTGTTGTAAAAACATATTGACCATCTTCATTAAAATTACTGGCTTCAGTATTGAGAGTTAAATTGGATGTTTTATTAACATTGTAAGTTATAAAACTTTTATTAATTGCATCTATATTTTGATCTAATGAATAATCAATATGCATTAGATTGTTGAGACCACGATTTAAACTTCCTGATACTAAAGGTGTAAGAATAAGTTCACTTCCACTTAACGTAACAATATTAAGAACACTATCTTCAAATTTGAATAGTTGTAAATACCCATCATCATCTAAAACGTATCTAAACACATCACTCTGCTCTCGGGTAATATCTCTATAATTATCTGTATTTTGATAAAACACAAACTTATTTACGTTATTATTATAATTGAGATAAAAATCAAACACCCCATTATTATGTTTAATTCGACATAAGTTGTTATTTAGCGCTTCTATTTCAAAAAAGTAATTGTTGGCTAATAGCCCAGTTTTATTGAGAGGTTGTATACCTAAAGCCCTTTGCGACGTAGTTTGATCTGCAAGACTTTTAAAAATGTATAAATATTGATGTTGCTCGTTATTAGGACGCTCGAAACCAATCCTTGTTACCAATGAAGCAGTCGTATCACTAGTAGTAGCTGACAGGGATATAAAGTTTTCTAACTTATTTTTACCTGTAAGATAGTGAGAAGAATAGTTATTTATCTTACTATCTCGAGTACCGGAAAGAGCATCAATAAGATTGATATTTAACCCTTGCTCCAAGGTGGATTTAGTTTGCTCAATAGTGATATATCTATCATTATATTCTGCAGTTGGGAATGCTATTGAGCTAACTGAGTATGTATTGGTATTCGCCATTTACATACATATTTAATGGTACAAACACGAAACACAATTAATTATTCAAGAAAGTGATATATGTAGAATTGTTAAACTTCGATTGTAAGTTGGCAATGGTGTTGCTAGCAGATGCACCTACCATTTGGGTTGACGTAATTCCGAGCTTTTGTATATTGTCGTAGTAACTTTCACGAATCAATTTGATAGGTTGTATTACGTTAGCGTAAAATCCATTATTGTAATGAATTAAAAATTGTGCAGTTAAGTTAGTAAAGAAAGAACTTACTGCTGGTACATATGTATGCTCATATTGATTTAAAATAGTACCACCAACTTTACCATATAACACCTCATCAAAAATTGATTTGGTCTTATAATTAAAGACAATGTCTTTTTGAGCATATTGTATAGCGCTTGAATCACCCCAGTTAATGTCCAACGTAAGAGCGGAATTAGTTGCTTCTGATACACCAGTTAATACAAAATTTATTGTAGGAGCTCCTTTGAATAATATTTCCTCTTTAGACACGTTTGTGTTTTCAGTTATAGAGGAGAGGTTAATAAAAATTGTACTCATTATATAGTAAGGGTGAAGTGTCTTGAATCTCTAGTAAATGATCCATTACTTGCAGAAATAAAGCTAAAGTTTGTAGTATCACCAAATGTAGAAGTTCTGGTAATATTATTTAATGGTTCATATCTATTTGAATCCACAACGATAAGCTTATTATCCGACATCTTAAACGAAGCATCCACTAAGTGGGTAAAGTCGTTTTTATCACACACCATATACGTTAGTTTAAATATATCATTTAACTTATTATAAGTTAGATTAGGAGTATGTACAGAATCTGGCGTATAATTTCGTGATGAAAGAGATTCTACATTTAATTCAAAAGCACTCAATGTTATATCATCTGCACCAGTTGGATATAGCTTAGATGTTGAATTTTGTTGAATATCATACTCGTAGATTTCTGGATATACTGCTTTATAATTATCCGCTAGTGGTGCGCATGTATCATTAACATTATCCTTAAAGCGTGCAAAATACACCTTACCAGTTTTTTCATTATAAAACCTATTTGTAAACACCTCAACCATATTAGCACTATTAACTGAAAATGTAGTATTTATAGTTGATGGCTTAGTAAAGGCACCATCTTTATATGAAATTTTGTCAATAATGAGGGTTGACTTAGTTTCGAGGAATATGGTGTTTTGTATAATATCAAAATCTAGCAGCTCGTAATTAATTTGATTTTGAATTGAAGGAGCGTATTTCGTAATAGTTTTTTCAAGTGCAGATGATAGTAACTCAGAGGTAGAGTATGTACCATTCTTAACGTAAAGACTACCTATTAATGTTTGCTGTTCTTCTTTGGTAAGTGTTGTATTTGACGACGTGAGATTGGATACAATAGTTGAACCTCTTGAATCAATGCTATCTAAATAACGGTAGTTATCTGAGTATATAAAATCATTAGGCATTACAACCTCATCAGTAAAATACCCTCCTTCGTAACGCTTATATTGCCCACCAGCAGAAAGATAATATCGTATATCTGTTGCAAAAGTTAATTCAGCGTTCTCTGTAATAATATTGAAGTCAGCTTCTGTTGTAATATCAGATAAAGGTGTTTGCTCTGTTTGAATATCAACAGGAGTAGGGAATGTACCTTCAACTAAAACTGTATAATAGTAATTGGCGGATGCAGGATATCCAGGCCCTAGACCTGTAAGTGGGTTCGGAAGTTCACTACCATCTAGGTATGTAAATGCACCACCATCTCGCCAGTATGGTAATAGGTTTCTGGTGTCTTGAAGGAGCTCTTGATATGGATAAAACTCTCTCATATATAGAGTAAGTGGAGTATCTAGAGCAGTTACACCGTTAGTATATGTGCTAAGTCCTGATCTAATCGTTGTACCGTTAACTCCCGTTAAAGAATAGTTAAAATTATAACCATCAACTTCATCGAAAAACACATGACCATTTAAAAGTAAATTTTTAATATTTGAAGATATACTTTCGTCAATAGGTTTTAAAGGTTCCGCTTTAAATAATGCATATTCATTACCGTAAATATCAGTTTGATATTTCGATACTAGTCCTTGATTGTATAAGTCTGTAAAGTTTAGTTTATAGCTAATATCATTACGCTCTACTAACTGCGAATCATTACGCTCTTTAGTAGTGTAAGATTCGTAAGTTGTAGATTTGTTCGTAACTCTAGGATCGCCTGTTGCAAAACCACTTGATACGTTTCTTGTATTAAATCTATAATCAAACTTGTAATAAACTGGGTAATTATCCGTAGGGTTTGTAGAAACGTTTCCAAACTTAGAAGGATCTGGGAAAATATATACCTCATCCGACACTATAGCATTAGTGTCTATTGTATATGTGTAATCTTCAGCATGCAATTTAAATAAACCAATATCATCAGGTTTAAAATTAAGACCCGTATCTCTGAGTAGTTGGATCTCATTACTTTCTACTGTAGCTGTATTAGCAGCTTGTAAATTGAGAGCATTAGCAGCTGGTGTATCTGCTCTAACTAAAATACCTGATGTAGCAGGGCTTGTTGTAGTGTTAATATAGTAAATATCTGTACCTATATATTTTGAAATTAGAGCTCGTTTTAAAGAATATAATTCAGATACTGATAATCCACCTTTTCTAAATTGATTAGCTAGCTGTACTAATTCATTATCAGGATTACAAATAGCATCAAACTCACTGGGTGTTAATGCCTTGGGATTAATTTTAAATGCTCGTAGATTAGTTAAAAAATTATTATCACCAGAAATAGCTTCAATACCAGCTGGATCTAAAAAGTATTTTGCTTCAATTTCATTTCTGTTAGCTGCTTCATTAATAGCAGTGGGTACATCAAAGTAATCGCCATATACATCAACAAATTCTTCAACCTCTATCCCTAAATCTTTAATTGCATCGAAAACCGTCAAATTTTCCGTATTTAAAGAATCTTCAGTATTAAAAATAAAATTATAAATATTGTCAAAAATAGCTTTTTCCAAGCCAACGGAGCTACCTTTAAGTTTATTTCTATCAATTACATATTTACCTTCATCACGTTTTTTCTTATAGAATAATGCAATATCTTTAAGACGGTTTGCGAAAAATGGTATAGCGACATCTAAATCAGCTGGATCATTGAAATTTATTTTTTCCAAGAAACGCTTTTCAGTTTCAGTTGTATAGTTAATCACTATCTCTCTAATGAACTGTCTGTAATAATCTTTAAATTGCGTTTGCTGCTCTTCTTCGGATGCATCTTGATTAGAATACCAGGTTTGAAGGTATTGACTATAGAATGAGCTATATTCGTCTGGCGAATAATCAGCTTGAGTATTAGTAATAAAGTCTAAAAACGAAAACGGTGCAATAGTATCTCTATACACACCATCTGTAATATCAGGGTTAGTGATAGAATACTTAACTAGAACTGTTCTTATAGATTGGTCAGACATAATTATTAATCTTCAAAAAGTTTGAGGCCTTCGTATAATGATTGTGAGAAGATGTTTGACATAGTACCGTCATTTTTCGACCAATCATTATAAGATGTAAGACTATATGAAATAGTGTTGTTGGGATCCTTAAAATCAATTATAGAGTTTTCAATATCAGTAGTTACATCTTTCTGATAGTAAAAATTATATATATCGAAAATATCACGCCCACCACCAGATAAAAGCGGCCATCCCCATGTAGCATTATAATCACCTAATCTATAGAATTGTGAGCTTGACGATAGTGGTTGAGTTAAAAGATCATATCCACCCTCAGTAAGAACTTCACATTGCCCAAATTGTTCAAGTGTAATAGGAGTACCGCTATTAAGTTCTTCTGATATAGCAGATACTAGCTGACCCGTTGATGTGCCATATACAACCCCATCAGTAATAGTAATAGTAGGGGTGGTTCTAGCACTAAGGGGGAGAGTAGTATTTAACGTTGTAAATTTACCACTATAATTTTCAGAAGCTATTATTGGCTGCCCAGCAACAATAATACTATTTGCATCTAGTTTGTCACCTAAGTTAAAGCCATAAAACTCATTATTTCGATAACCATAAGATTGGTAGTGGGTTTGATTTCTATTACGACGACCAAATAATTCAGATTTACTAATAGATAATAAATCAATGAGCCTATTAAGCTTAGGTGGAAAGGAATATTTATTTAACTCTGGTAAGTTAAGCATTTGTAAAATACCGTCTAGCTCATCAACGTTACTTTCGTTGATGGATGTATTATTATCAAAAAAGTTTTGTATCTTTTCATACGTTGCTTTACCAATAGAATCTTGTGTAGAGCTCAAATCTCCAAAAATCGATCCAATAAAATCACTCATCAAAACCCTTGCGTCAGTAAATAATGGTTGTTCTGCAATATCCTTAAATGCGGCTTTGAAATCTATATTTTCTCCTTTCTTGGAAACTGTATAAAAGCTACTTGGGTAAATAGTAAACGTACTACTAGCGCCAGATATAAAATTACCAGAATACGTCGTATGTCCAGAAAGATATACATCTTCCAAGGTATCAGAGTTATTACTTACAAAATAACCTTTATAAAATCCACCAGTATTGAGAGTTGATAGATCTAAGAAATTAGATGATATATCAATATCGTAATTGGTTGTACCATTTGTTAAAACAAGATTTAACTTAGGACCACTTCCTGCACTTAATAGTGGCATGTTCTTTTGAGTAAAGTTATTGTCATCCTTCACTTTAGTTACAAATGCTATTTTTGTTGTAGCAAATTTTGTAGCACCAATATTAAAAGTTGTAAACGAATTGTTAGGACCTTCTCCATCTAACCCGTTGGATGAAAAGGAAAGCTTGTCATACGTGTTATTAGAAATTGTAGTGGAAGATACGCCATAGTTGGTCGTATTAGCATATTCAAAAATATCTCCTTGCTTGTAGCCAAATATGAGATTATATTTACCCGGATAATCACTCTTAAAATAAATATCTGCCGTACCTGTTAAGCCTGCATAATAAGCATCAGGATCTGTTTTCGTAGTTTGCACAATCTCAGTGCTGCTTAGTTTAATATAAATTGGAGTATCTTCAGTAATAACACTGTCAACTTCAATGTTCTCAACAACTCCACCGGATGTTAATTTTTGTACAAAAGAGGAATATGGCTTTAAATGACCATATGTTTCATTAGAGTAACCATTCCGAAAATAATCGTTATCAGTACCAGCAGAAGAATATGCTACTATTGACGGGATACCAAGCTCAAGAGATCTATATGAATTATACCTATCAATGGTAATTGGATTATCTAGCTGACCTGTATCTGCAGATAATGTAGATGATAAGGTGTTACTAACGCTAATATCGAGAGTATCCTCAATATAATCTTTAATATCTACCTTTGAAGAGAATGTATCAAAATAACCGGTACCTGTCTTATCATATAAATGACAGGTTACCTTATACTGTCCCGGTTTGTCATATGCATGTGATGCAGTAACACTTTCTACTGTAGTACCATCACCAAAATTCCATACAAGTCGCTTATTAGAAACAAAATCTTCTATCCCATCATTTAAATTGGGTGTAAAATAAAGAGGTGTAAAGGGAAGCGCAAAGGTCTCGTAGGTCTCTACATTTCTATAGTCTCGCACATAGAAAAAATTGTATAGCAAATCGAATTCACCAGATGAATCGAGTTGTAGAGAACTTAACGACATATAACATATTTAATCCTACAATCGTCGTATAGCAATCTTATTCGTGATATTTTGAGGATCGTAGAAATATGCAAATTGAAAATCTTCTAATTGATAATTTAAAGATTGTAAAACGTTATCTTCTTCTTTATAATCAGGATTCCATATAATAAAGTTTAAATTTGGAACTTCCGTATCACCGTTAATTGTATGAAGATCTGTAACACCGGGAATATTAATAATATCTCGTGTAAGATCAGCTACATCAATTATATCACCTAACTGAACTGCTGCAAAATAGTTATTAATTATGTTAAATATTGCTGATCTAACAGCACCATCGTTGGTAGCTTGATTTTTATCTAAAGTAACGCGAAGCCGTGTATTATTAACCGTGTCATCTACTGAATTATCATCTACACTGGCTGCACCGAATGCAAATGCTTTAAATACTGGATCTGAAACTACAACGTTTTGCGTAACATCCTTTTTATTTTCACAAAATTCTGCAATAAGTTGTTTCTGGGCAGAATTCAAGTAATTTGGTGTGCGTCCGTTTAGAGTAGGATTACTATTCGGTACTGTATAGACGTAAACATTATTAAATGATGTTGATGCAGAGAATAAAACCTGTGAAAACAACACTCTTGAGTCATCATTACCAGGTATAAAGGCTATGTCATTATAATAGGACAACACCTTTGATGTATAATCATTATTAGATAATATTTTTACATCTCGGGTAAGATTATTAAAGTTTCTATTAATTTGATACTCGTAATCTTCTTTGGTTACTAAACGATTTTGTGCTGCAAATACTTTCGGAGCATTACGTCGTATCTCCGTAACAGTTTCAGCTAATTTTGTCGGTGAAGAAGCAAATCGATTATTAATCGTCAAATTACCTAATTGTGATGGGGTAATTAATGTCTGATTAGTGTCATAAATTGCTGTTTTAACACCATTGAAATTAGGAGAGCCATATAGCGCAAAAGAAGCATTGTTAAAGGTGTTAGGACCAATTAATCCAGATTCATTATCCGAGACAACGTAAAATATTAAAACCGTATCATTGGCTTCTAGTTGTTTACCGTTTATATTATTACCAAACTTAAATTCGTAGTTTCCACTACCGTTTAAACGCTTTTCATATTTCCTAGTCTCTGCACCTTCCAAAAAGAGCGAAGAAGTTTCTTCGTATTCTGTCCACTCTCTCGTAGTATCATTTTGTACAAAAACATTAAAAGCATTATCACTAATAAACTTTGTATTGCGAACATTTGACGTACTTTGTCTAAATTGCTTGGAAGTGAAAGTATCAATTAAGATAATATTTTCATACGGCTCCCCGGTAGCTCTAAAGGTTGTTTCAGAAATTGTCCCCTGATATAAAGTATTATTAGACGGAGCGACAGCTTCTAAAGTGTTATCTACAGTCTTTTCAAAAGTAATATCTTCAGTAGCTACATATGTTTCTCCATTAGCTGCTACTGTGCTAAAACGTGGAACGGTATAAACATTTGAAGCTAAATCTGCAGCTGATAAAGATATGTTAACTAAAGATGTTTGATCACCGAGAGGATTGTATCCAATTGTGGATACAAGCTTGTTCATATTTTCATAAATAGTTGCTGTACTAAATGTAGATTCATTAGATGTTGTGTTGAGCTGGAAAAGCAAAACATGATACATATATGCTACAACATCAATAAACGCACTAAAGTTCGAACCTTCAAAATTTTGATCTGTAAATGTTTCGTTTTCATTAAGTCTATCAATAATTAATGTCTTAAGAGAACTAGCATCAAAAGTGAGATAAGCATTCTTCGGAAGGCTATAGTCTGTAAAATCTTGAAGGCTCATTGTATATATTTAATCTAGTGGCATTGTTATACAACAACGTAGCCATCTTTATTGAGTGTAGCGTTTAAGGATAAATTGTTAATATCGAGTTGTGGTATACTAAACCCAATTTCAATGTTATATTGGTTTTCTTCAGGCAATCCTTTGACACTAACAGTATTGAGAAAAATACGAGGCTCTTGCACACCTAAATTTAAATAAATGAACTCGTTAAGAAAATATGATGTTGTTGTATTGATAGGTTCGAATAGATAGCTTCTAAAGTCTAATCCAAGAAGTGGGTTAAGTAATTTTTGACCTGGTGTTGTAGTTAAAATATTTTTAATTGAGTTAATGACAGCTTGCCCATCTTGTATCTCTGCAAGATCTTTTGGACCGGACTGAGAATACAGCTCAGGTTTTACGTAACGACTAAAATCTAAATCAAACTTTATATCTTTATAGAGATAGCCATCCTGTAAGGATTTTTGCTCGATTGAGGATCTTTCTAAATTATCTAATCTTACCGACATAAATTTGTATAAATATTTATCTAAAAGACTAAATAATAGTATGGCTAAAGACAAAAAATTTCTCCATCTGTTTGAATATTACATGGCAAAATACCCCGCACGTGGTATCCAAAGCGGATTTCAGCAGAATGACGTGTTCAAGTTTAATGATAATTTTAAAAGTGATGAAGTTTACAAAAGTATCCCAACTAATGTAAAAGAAATTATTGATGATTTTATTGATACCGGGTTACATCTTCGTGTAAGAGGTATTAGCCCTGAGGGTGATAAATTAACATTGTCTGTTGATCATGGAGGTGGTCGCTATGTTGGAACGGTTGATGTACCTTGCCACCTCGGAGAGCCTGTTGATTTCGGTATTAACTTACCATCTACATGTGATGCTCAAAAACGTAAAGATGATGTTAATATTACTCCTAAAGAAGTTGAGCAAGATGAAGAAAATTTATCTAATAAGACTGATAAGGGAGACGGTAAACTTACAGAGACAGAGCTTACTTTAGAGAAAGAGAGTTATGTAGCTGATCTTTATCTGCCTGAA